AGACGCGATATCTCTGGAGTTTGACTAGAATTATTTACATCCTGCATGTAACTAATTTTTTCTAACTTTACTACATCTGTATTAAGATTAGATAAAGGCCACAAATGCACTATAATATTAGAACTAGTTCTCCGTACTGCATACTGCATAGGTCTACCAGTCTGCGTCTTATTAGGAATTTTCAAATATTCTTCCATAGTAATACGCTCTAATTGCAGATCAGTATTATCTCTATTAAGAACCGTCTCAACAATATCTACAGTAGCTGATGACATAGCAAACGTAGTTACACTTGCTGCTATCGATACTGCAGTAGTATCGGCAGTCCAAAGAAGAATACCTCTATTCTGCCAATCTTGTAACAAAAGATTAATAGAACGACGAGCAGATGCAGCTTGATTACCTAGTGTTTGTTCACCACCAATCATCTCACTTGCTTCTTGAATAACTTCATCTATATCCATAGAAAAGTCATATGTTCCACTAGTCGGCATTAGGTTTAATCCTTATAAGTAATTTCTTTGCCCGGTTCAAAGTCTACCACAACATTTTCTTCTGGTCCTACTACCGATGGACCTTTACGTGCTGCACCAAAGCCTTGACCTGTTGGCCTACCTGTACATTCTTTCATTGCTTTATCATATTCTGCCATTCCTTTTGCATCATATGCATAAGTCTTTCCCATAAAGCTAGGCATTATGCTCTCCTTTTTTTCCTTCTTCCTTCTGCACTCAATTTAGCAAATTTCTTTTTCCCATATTTTTTACGTCCAATACTTGCTGCAATGGCATCTGCAGCTTTTTTGCTTTTGCCACTTTTTTGAATGCTTTTAGAAACTTCGGCGAAACGCGCACCCTTACCTAAAGGTGGCTTCTTCTTCTTCTTTTTCTTTTTTTTCTTATCGCCTGTCATTTGTTTAGATTGACTAGCGCGAGAAATAGCCATTAGGCAAGTTTCCCGTATACACCTGCATCTGACATACGACGGCGTTTTTTCTCTTTTTGAGCGTGAGTACCTGTAAGATCAGTCTTACCTACAGCACCGCGCCTACCACCAATGCTTTCATCTTCATAAGCAATTTTTTTACCTTCTTTCTTTTTAACTACTTTACCACCCTTATTTTTACGGACAATATCGCTACGTTCCCCTACCTGCTGTGGGTCTTTAGCAAAAAATTTTTTTTCTGATTCATATCCTTGAGCAACAAGTTTTTCACCTTCTTTTGACATTTTTTTTCTCCTTTAGTTTGCATTTGGAATAAGAGGATTATCTGCACCTGCAGGACTTGCTGGTGCTTCCATATCATCTCTCCTAGTCCTGCGAACCTGATTGAGATGAAGTTGTAGAATTTGAGAATATCGTTGTTCATAAAACTGAACAGCAGGAAAATCTTTTTGAAATAACATTGCTTCAATCATGCAAGCATTAAATAGAACATCATAACAAAACTCACTAAAATAATTATTCTCTATTAAAGTTCCAGATAAAGCTGAAGTAGCAGCAGATACATTAGTTGGTCCAAGAGCGGACGGTCTGGCTACATATACTACATGAGAAGTATAAGATGCACTTGGAGTTGGTGCAAGTAAAACTGTTGTACCATTTCTAGGAGCATAGTATCGTGGTTCTCCTACAGAGGCAGATACAGGCCAGTAGTCATTAATATATTCATCAGTACGCATAAGCAAGCTAATTTTAGAACCTGCTGTATTATCGTAGTGAATATTTTTTATAATGAGAGTACCACTAGGAAGAGTAAATAAATTATTTCCTGCAGTAAAGTTTCCCGTTTCAAACTTAACTAATCCGTAATCATCTAAATCTTTTACTAATCTTAATTCGGCACGGTTCACCATACGAGGAACATTCTGGCTAAATTCGGCACCAGTATTATCACACGCTTGAATTATATCATTAGTGAGATAAGTATAACTAGCCATAGAAGATAGCCATTGTACCACCGGCAGGACAAGAAACTGAAACCTTTCCTACCATCCTAATACCAATCTCATCAAAAGTTAAATAGTTTGCATCAATAGCAGTCGTTTGTACAAATCGAAGAATATTTCCTTTTACATTATTTTGTGCATCCGTAGAAGTTCCTTCAATTATGAACTGACCAATACCAGTAGAATACACACCACGAATACGAGTATCCGCTAATGTAACGCTTGTTACTGTATCTACTGGTTGTCCAGTTCCTGATACAAATGCTTGTCTTATATTTGTGGGCATATCATCATCCTTTGGAGTGAAGTAAAACTAAATATATTATAACGTATAAGCTATAAAAATAGAAGGGGTAAGAGTAAATAATATCGTTTACTCTCACCCCTTTAGTTAATGAATAGTTCTAGTCGGATTAACCCGAAGAACCATAATATCCACGCCAATCGGACCAGCCGAAGCTGTACCGTTCCCGCGCCTTAAAGCGAAGGTTCCCCGTATCGAAATCCGGTTCCATCTTCGTTTGAAGCGGTACACGATCAAACATCTTCGCACCATTCGGGCAATCTGTCCGAAGGAACCAAGCGTCTACATCCGTGAAGCGGTGATTAACAAAATACCCTTTCGGAACTACACCTTGGGTACGCAGGGCATTGATGTCATTGGTATTCGTGATACCATTACCACCATTAGCTGCCGTAGTCGTAGACAACGTGCTGTTCAGAATCTGATCTGCAACAAAGTTTAGATCAGGAGGTACGTGCATTGATTCAGCGGTAATTCCAATTAGAATACCACGATCATCTTTGGCTTTAGCAATTTGAATCAAACCAGATTCCAGTGAAGCTTCCGACAAGTCAGTAGCACCAAAGGTATTGGACTGATTACCAGCATGGGAGGTTGGGTGAGCAGCACTGAAAAGTGACACACCATCTCCACCCGTGAAGTTAGCATTAAAGCCGTTGTTGAAAATATCGGCACCTTTAACCTGCTTCGTGTTTGCCATTGAACGGGCAAGACCACGTGCGCGTAGTTTAGCAAAGGTGTCGTAAAGGTTGTCTTCCATAGCTTCTTCCGTAACTGCAAAGGCAAGTGCTACGGTTTCATTCGTATACCTTGCGGTATAACCCTCACGGGCATCATCGAATTGAACAGCAGCACCCTCAGTCTTAACTGGAGCAGTACCAAAGCCAGTGAACAGAACCTCTTCCTCAAACGCACGATCTGATTTTTCTACGTCAAACAGAACACTATGCTCTGCAGCAACGTCATTATATTCCAAACCAAATACGGCGTTTAGACCGGGAAGAAGTTCTTTCGCAATACTAGCGCGATTTATAGCCATTACTAATTACTCCTTCCGTTACGAGACAGTTGAAACAGTGAGATACGCATCGACATTCTGAACCAATCGCACTTCGCAAAGTGGGAAGGCACGTTCTGCCGAAGAGTTAATCACATTGTTACCGGGTTGATCCACAAAACGAATAATACGTAGCATCCGACTTACAGATGTAGCAGAGTTAGCCGCCAGTCCAAAACCTGACATACCAGTGGCAGTATTACCTGAACCAAAAGTAACATCAAAGTTAAAGCTGTTACGACTACCCGCCGACAGCGAAGCATCAGCTTGAATAATGAATGTAGCATTGGGGTTATCCACCACCATTGCCTCTGCATCGCTTGCTACCGTACCTGCTGGCCAGTGTGCTGACCATTTAGGTTCGCCCTGTGCATTGGTAAAACGACATCCCATAAATACGCCAATGGCGCGATCAGTGGAAACGCTCATACACTTAATAACACCACCCGAATTTTTAACAATATCACCCGTGAAGATGTTAGTGTTATAACCCGTCGAAACGGGATAATCATTCATGCCATTAGTGTTAGCACCAGAACCACGTATACGGGAAGGACGCAAACCAAAAGGACTATAAGTATCAGTCATAATTGTTTTCCTTTCCTTAAATAAAAATACATTGACAACGAAAGACTAATCTTGAAAAGAAGGTCGTCTGCCCGTTGTAACTTGACTTCGACTTGTATTAGAGATAGGCATTCGTGAATCTGAATTACGCATCAACTGAATATTTACAGCATCCACTACTTCCTTACTCTTGTTTTCAAAAAATTCTCGACGCGATTCAGCTAGGCGTACTGGCATTTTTGCCAAGGCCAAGTCTCCACGACAGACCGCTCCTGTATATCGTCCTTCTTCTCTCACGATAGAAGAATGCATCATTTCTGGTACTTCCTCTGCTTGGACTATATCCCATCCTTCCTGCATTTTCTTACCCATGTTTTTATAATCTTCTTGATCTTTAATCGAGATTCGTATCCAACGAAGGGTCATCCCCTCGTTTTGAAAACGATGGGTAACAGTATCAGGAATTTCTAACCAGTTAGGTTCATTGTAAGTATAGTCTCCAGAATTTTCTCTTTGTTCTGCGTTACGTGATTCATTTTCTCGTGTCATTGTATTTTTTCCTTCCACGCTATTCTATTAAATACTGGTGTAGTCGCCGTCAGCTTGTTCCACTTTAAGCTTTTCTACGGCGTACTGTTCAATGGATATCCCCCACTTATCAGCTAAACGTAAGTCTTCTTGAGTAAGTTTGACTTTATTTTTAGCTTTGGAGGTTTTAGGTGTGCGTGACGCACCTGCTACCACTTGAGCAGAATTTGACGATGTATCCTGCAAACGAGGGGTTTGGTTGTCAGCAGTACCATTAGCAAACTTTTGTGGATATCGCTGCCTTAGTACTTCATCTACCTTAACATAAAATTCATCATCCGAAGGATCATATCCCTCTTCTTTTAATTCGTGATCAATCATTAAAGCAGCAGAAGTCATAATTTGATCGTTACCAAACCAACTATTCCTACTTGCCCATTCAACTGCTTTAGGGTCATACTGCTGTGCTACTTCAGGATTTTGTTGAACTTCCTGCACTGCAGCTTGTACTCTATGATTGTAATCTTCCCATGCTCTTTTTTGTGCCTCTACTTGAGACATATCGGCATAAGTTTTACTAATCGTTTCTTGGGCAGCGAGCATCCTATCTGTATCCCCAGATTCTGCTGCCTGTTTGTAAACATCTTTAGCAATTTCTAAAGTACTTTCGAGTTTAGATTCGTTCGTATCAATAGAAGTTTTTAAACTAGAAGATAACTGTGTATCTTTTTCTTTTACCGCTTGGCGAAGACTAGACAATTCATGGCGTAAAGTATTTAATTCGTCATCTCGTTCTTTACGTTGTTTGATTAATTGTCTGATGCGTTTTTGTGCACCTTTAGTTTCTATTCCTTCTAGTTCTTTAGGTTCTTCCTGTTCTTCCGTATAACCTTCCTCGGTAGATTGTTCTGTGACAATTTCTGGAGCAGTAGTAACTACTTCTTCTTCTTGTCCTTCTATTTCAATTTCTACTTTTGGTTTTTCTTCTGCTTCCTGTACTTCTATTGTTGACCATTCTTCACTCATACTTAACTCCTTGTTTTACGTTAGTAGCGAAATCTAACGAATTGCGCTGTAATAGATATTTTATACTATAAGTATAACAATATGCAAATTTTAATTTGATAAATTATATGTGGTATCTAAATACGTTGGGTCTTCTACCTTCATAATTACTTGATCATCAAACAATAGAAGTAGCTTAGAACCTTTATAAACAAACTTTTGTCCACTGTACTTACCAAAACAAATGTAGTCATCTTCCTCACACCACGGTCCTAAAGGAAACTTTGTTTCATCTTTGTAAGCCAAATCTCCTAGTTTCAAAACTTTAGCTACCGTAGTCAAATAAGCTACATCATCTTGTACTCGATCAGGAAGAATAATTCCTCCCTTGGTTTCTTTCTTTACTGTAACGGGTTGCACCAAAATATGAAACCCCGGTAAAGAAGGAAGAGTAGTTTTGTCAATTAGTTTATCTTCGTCTGTTAACCACTCAGAATTATCAATACTCTTATCCATTCTAACTGCTTGCATTCTTAGTCCTCTTCTAGTTTAAATCTATTGTTGATGATATCTTTCAAGCAATCCTTACTCCATTCTAATCCTTGAATTGTGCCAACTGCTTGACGATACTCATCATAACTTCT